GCCGTCCGCCCTGCCGGTTACGGCGCCGCTCGAAAGAATCTTGCCGCTCGCCCAAAATATCGCTTGCCGATTCAACACGAATATGTTGTTACTTTGGGTGTCAAGGCGATTGCGACCGCGGCGGCCTCAGGAACTTCAGGAGCCGCCGCCGATGTTCACCGCCAGATCCTACAATCCCGCCATCGACGAGCGCCTGCTGGCGCTTTCCGCCGAGGGCCTCAGCCGCGCCGAGGTCGCCGTCGAACTCGGGGTTTCGCTCGCCGACTTCGACGCCTGGTCCGACCGCGAGCCCGGCTTCGCCGCCCTCCTGGCCGACGCCGACACCCGGTCCCAGGCCTGGTGGCAACGCAAGGCAGGCGAAGCGATGGCCGGCGGCAAGTCGATCCGCGTTAGCCTCTGGGCCAAGGTCGTGGCCCAGCGTTACGGGAGGGCCGGCCATTCCCCGCGCCAGAAACCCGGAGCCGCTAAGCAGCCAATTGTTCGAGCCCGCGTCAACCTCCCCGACAACGGTCGTGGTCGCCGCCGAAAAAGTGGAGCAGCGGCCGGAAGCGCCTGAGCTGACAGCGCAGCGAGGGCCTCAAAGGGCCTTCCTGAAAGTCGGATCCGACATCGCTATCTATGGCGGCGCGGCCGGCGGCGGAAAGACCTACGCGTTGCTGCTTCAGCCGCTGACGCATAGCGACGAGTCAGATTTCTCGGCGGTGTTCTTCCGTCGTACGACGGTGCAGATTCGCAATCCCGGCGGCCTCTGGGACGAGAGTTTCAACATCTATCCCCGGGTCGGCGCGGAGCCTTTCGCCGGCACGCTGGAATGGCGCTTTCCCTCCGGCGCAAGGGTGCGGTTCGCCCATCTGGAGCATGAGAAGACCGTGCTCGAATGGCAGGGCGCCCAGGTGCCGCTGATCTGTTTCGACGAACTCACCCATTTCACCGCCGCCCAGTTCTGGAGCATGTCAGCCCGCAACCGCTCATTGGGCTGCGTCCGGCCTTACATCCGCGCGACGTGCAATCCCGACGCCGATAGCTGGGTCGCTGAGCTGATCGCCTGGTGGATCGATCCAGAGTCGGGCCTTCCAATTCGTGACCGCGCCGGCAAATCTCGCTGGTTCGTCCGGGTCGGTGACCGCCTGGAATGGGCCGACAGTGAAGCGGACTTGCGTCGCCGGCACTCCGGCCTCGAGCCTCGATCACTGACCTTCGTGCCGGCCCTGCTAAAGGACAACGTCGCCCTCACCAAGGCCGACCCCGACTACCGCGCCCGCCTGCTCGCCCTGCCCAGGGTCGAGCGCGAGCGGCTCTTGAACGGCAACTGGAAGATCCGTCCCGCCGCCGGCCTGCTCTTCAACCGCGCCTGGTGCCAGGTGGTGGACGCCGTCCCCGCGGGCCTCGCCGTCAAGCGCGGCTGGGACCTCGCCGCCACGCCCAAGACCGAAACCAACGACCCGGACTGGACGTCCGGCGTCAAGCTCGGCCGCAGCGCGGAAGGAAGCTACTACGTGCTGGACCATCGCCGCCTCCGCGCCACCCCCGCCGGGGTCGAACGCTTCCTCGCCAACACCGCCGCCGAGGATGGCGACGGCGTCGAGATCGCCCTGCCGCAGGACCCCGGCCAGGCCGGCAAGTCGCAGGCCGCCGCCCTGGTCCGCGCCCTGGAAGGCTTCACCGTCCGCGCCACCCCCGAGAGCGGCGACAAGGTCACCCGCTTCGGCCCCTTCAGCGCCCAGGCCGAAGCCGGCAACGTCTACGTCCTGCGCGCGCCCTGGAACGAAACCTGGTTCGCCTCCCTCGAAGCCTTCCCGACCGCCCCCCACGATGACGACGCCGACGCCACCAGCCGCGCGTTCGGCGCGCATCAGACCCGGATGGCGAGCGCGGGGTTTTTGGAGATGGCTCGGGAAGACCTCGCGGCCAACGCGGCCCCAGCGGGATGAAGCGATATGTGCTGGTCGTCAGCAGAACCCGGCGACTAACGATGTCTTAGTTCGACCCGCGCCAAGATCAGGCTGTGTTTCCTTAGGATCAGCTTGGACGGAGGGCGGTCCGATTGCCAGCGTGACCAGATCGCGGAGGCTCGTCGGCGATCACTTCGAGCCGGATGCAGCTAGCGATTCCAAGGCTCAGCGAAACCTTCGCGGCCATCTGGAAGAGATTGACTACACCGCTTACGCCGCCAACCTGAAAGTCATGAGCGCCGCGCTCGGCCAGGCCGATGCGCAGAAGTTTCAGCGACTGGGTCTCGCGGCTGCTTATGCGCGGGCCCGATGGGTGGCCACGGGGCTGGCGGCGACCGAGAGCGGTCGGCCGCCCACCGGCGAGGATATCGAGAACCTTGCCGCCCTCCGGCGCGCCTACGAAGAGTTGACCGAGGTCTACGACGCCCTGCGGCGCATGGTGGAACGTGGCTATCTGCCCTATTCGGCGGCGTCGCCCCCAAAGGCCTGAGCCGTTGCCAGTGACTTTGCCGTTGAGCGGTCTGGTTCGCGTGCTTACGCTGACCTCTGTTCCAAAGCCGACGGCGGATTCTGACGCATGCAGTATTTTACGGCAGCTTGGGCGACTGGCGGCCTAGACGACGCCGATTTGGAAAAAGCGGTCGAGCGGTACAATGAGCACGTCTCGGCGTTTGACCAACAAGGCCAAGTTTACTCTCTCGCGACCACCGTCAGTTTGCACGACGCCTATCTCGACCGTTTGGTCGTCGATAGCGCCACTGGCCTGATCGAACTGTTACTGCTCACTGGCGACCTGCAAGTTGGCTATTGGCGGACCACCCTTTCATACCGCTCAGCGCGGATGGCGGACGGTCAAACAGTGCTGGCGCACGCGCTGTCACGACGACCGACTGAGATTTGGTACGATGAGTTCGCGAATAACCTCGAAGGCATGTCCCACAGCTTTCTCCTAGCTCCTCGGACGCGCGCCATGCGGAGCCTAGGAGAGTTCAGGATCGACTTCCAAGGGTTCAGTTTCAGTCAAGCAAAGGCCGATGCTAGGATATTGACGACGCCAAAAGATCAGTCCGTCTGGAACTGACTTCCCTTTAGAGCCGACAATTAGCTTCGTCCGAAACCCGTCAAGCCGTGCCTAACGGGGAAGACGCCGTTCTTGAAATAGCTGAGGCCGGTGCGGCTACGCCGACCAACCGCAAATTGAATTCGCTTCACCGCCGGAGACCCCCATGCCCCCCACCGGCGGAATTCGCACCTCCCTGTCCTGGCAAATCACCCAAGGCCCGCTCGGCCCGGCCGTCACCGACGCGATCTTCTCGCCCGGCCAGCCGCTGGCTCCGCCGGACCAGGAGCCGGTGCGGGTCTGGGATTTTCCGGTCGGGGTCAACACCACGATCACGCCGCGCGCGGCCGAGCCGTTCGGCTTCGCCCACCTGCGCGCCTTCTCCAATGTCGAGCTGGTCCGCCTCGCCATCGAGACCCGCAAGGATCAGCTCGAGAGCCTGCATTGGCGGCTGAACCCGCGCGAAGGCGTCGCCGCCACGCCCGCCCTGGCCGCCCGCACCCAAGCACTCACCCAGTTCTGGCGCCGGCCGGACGGCGTCCATCCGTTCGCCACCTGGCTGCGGCTCGCCATCGAGGACCTGCTGGCCATCGACGCCCCGGCGTTCGAGAAGCGCCGCGACCGCGCCGGCCGGCTGATCGGCCTCGACGTGGTGCCCGGCGACACCATCAAGCTGCTGGTCGACGAGACTGGCCGCACGCCGATCCCGCCGTTTCCAGCCTACCAGCAGATCATCAAGGGCCGCGTCTGGGCCGACCTCAGCACCGACGACCTGCTCTACGCCCCGCGCAACCGCCGCCCGAACCATGTGCTCGGCTTCTCGCCGGTGGAGCAGATCGTCGTCACCATCCAGACGATCATCAACCGCCAGGCCGCCCAGCTGGCTTATTTCACCGAGGGTAACGCCCCGCTCGGCTTCCTCACCGCGCCGGAAGGCTGGGGCCCCAGCCAGATCCGCGAGCTGCAACTGTGGCTCAACGCCCAGCTCGCCGGCCAGGCCTCCGAGCGCGCCAAGCTGATCTGGACGCCCGCCGGCGCCGACTACAAGTCACTGAAGGACCCGCCACTGAAGGACGATTTCGACGAGTGGCTGGCCCGCATCGTCGCCTTCGCCTTCTCGCTGCCGCCGACGCCGTTCGTCAAACAGATGAACCGCGCCACCGCCGGCGAGGACCAGGACCGCAGCCTCGAGGAGGGCCTCGCGCCCCTGAAAGCCTGGGTCAAGCGCCTGATCGACGGCGTCAACGAAGCCGAGTTTGGCGAGACCGACCTCGAGTTCGCCTGGCACGAGCCGGTCGAGGTCGACCCCAACGTCCAGTCCGACATCGACGACAAGGCCCTGCGCAACGGCTCGGCCACCATCAACGAAATCCGCGCCCGCCGCGGCCAACCCCCGCTCGTCGGCGGTGATGAGCCGCGCATCTACGACGCGACGGGGGCGCAGGCTTTGACCGGCAGCGTAGCCCCTCAACCTCCCACGCCCTGACGGGCGCGGGCCCCTCCTTCTCCCTCCGGGAGAAGTGAAGGAAAGCAATCACTTCCACCTCTCCCAAAGGGAGAGGGAGGGGCCCGGCCGCGCAGCGGTCGGGAGGGTGAGGGGTTACGACCTCACCGACCATTCCGCCATCTCTGGAGCCCGCCCGCATGCGCCTCTTCGGCGAACTGACCAAGATCGAAGACCAGCCCGATGGCACCCTGAAGGTCTACGGCGTCGCCTCCACCGGCGCCCGCGACGACGCCGGCGAGATCGTGCGGCCGGAGGCTATGAAGGCGGCGCTGCCCGACTACGCCCGCTATCCGGCGCTGCGCGAGATGCACCAGCCCACCGCCGCCGGCCGCACCCTGGAGGCCACCGTCGACGACGACGGCGCGACGCGGATCGTCGCCCACGTGGTCGATCCGGTCGCCATCGCCAAGGTGAAGTCACGCACCTATTCCGGCTTCTCGATCGGCGGCCGGGTTCTGGCCCGCGACGCCGCCGACTCGACGGTGATCACCAAGATCAAGCTCAGCGAGATCAGCCTGGTCGACCGCCCCGCCAATCCCGAGGCGGTGATCGACCTCTGGAAGGCCGACGCCGGTTCCGAACCGGCCCCCAGCAACGACGCGGTCAAGGCGCGCGCGGCCGAGATGGCCGCCGCCGCCGGCCGACCTACCGCCTGGAAGGACTACGTCGCCAAGGCGCGCGCCGCCCTGATGGCCGACCGGACCGCCGACCAGAGCGCGCTCGCCGACGACACCGAAGACCCCGACGAATCGGACGGGCCGGCCGACGACAGTGACGACGACTCGGACGACACTGGCGATGACGACGAAGGTGAAGATCTGTCTACGGACGACAGCGATCCCGCCGACACCCCCGCCGATATCGCCGCGCGCCTGGCCGAGCTCGCCGCCAGCGATCCGGATGCGCTTCAGGCCGCCCACGACGCCCTGGCCGCCCTCGGCGCCTGCTGCGACCCCGACAACTGCCCGGACGCCGGCAAGGCCGCGGCCACGCACGATCTCGCCAAGGCCCTGCCGCGGGTCGAGGCGCTGGAGCGGCGGCTGGAGGCGCAGGACGCCCTGATCCAGCGGCTCGCCGCCACGCCAGCGGCGCCGCGCACCGCCGCCAGTCCGCACGCCCGCGCCATCGGCAAGTCCGAGGACGCCGATCCCGCCGCCGCCGACCCCGATCTCACGCCCGCCGACGTCCAGAAGGCCTTCGCGGCCCTGACCCCCGACGAGCGCGCCTTCCTGCTGATGAAGGCCTCCCTCCGTCAGCCCATCCCGCTTCCATAACCACGGAGCATCCCCATGCCCCACGCCCTCTCCCCCGACGACCTCAAGAAGTCGTTCGTCCACGCCATGTCCCACCCAAGCGAGGACATCGCCCGCACCATCCTCGCCCAGGCCGGCGTCGATGCCGATCGGCTGGAGAAGACCATCTCCACCGCCACCGGCCTCGTCGCCTACGACCTGCAGGCGCCGGCCAAGAACCTCTATCCGGCCGCGACCCCGCTGCGGAACCGCGTCCCCCGCGTCTCCGGCGCCGGCGGCACGGCCACCAACTGGCGCCAGGTCAGCGCCCTGATCGGCTCCGGCTACGACGCCATCGGCTGGGTGGCCGAGGGCCAGCGCGCCGGCCAGATGAGCTACACGACCGCCAGCAAGTCCGCCGCCTACGTCACCCTCGGCGAGGAAGACGCCGTCACCTTCGAGGCGATCAACGCCGCGGTGGGCTTCGAGGACATCCAGGCCACCATGGCCATGCGCCTTTTGCAGAAGACCATGCTGAAGGAGGAGATGGCCATCCTCGCCGGCAACACCTCGCTCGCCCTGGGTACGCCGTCGGCGCCGTCGCTCGCCGCAGCCGGCACGGGCGCCACGCTGCCCGCCGCCACCTACTCGGTCATCGTCGTCGCCTTGACGCTCGAAGGCTATCGCAACTCCTCGCTCGCGAACGGCGTCGCCACGTCGAAGACCATCACCGGCGCCGACGGCAAGACCTTTGCCATCAACGGCGGCTCGTCCAACAAGTCCTCGAACGAGACGCAAGGCGTGACGCTGGGCCAGACGCTCGCGGCCACGGTGACGCCCGTCCGGGGCGCCGTCGCCTACGCCTGGTTCGTCGGCCTCGCCGGCTCGGAGCAGCTGCAGGCGATCACCACGATCAACTCCGCTGCGTTCTCCGCGCCCCTGCTCACCGGCCAGCAGGCCGCCAGCGCGATCACTGGCGACTGCTCCACCAACAGTCTCGGCTTCGACGGTCTGCTCACCACGGCGCTGAACTCGGCCAACAATGCCTACGTCCAGTCGTTGGCCACCGGCGCCGCCGGCGCGGGCACGGCGCTCACCGCCTCGGGCCGCGGCTCGGTCGATGAGATCGACAACATGATGCAGTCGATGTGGGACAGCTATCAGGTCTCGCCCACGGTGCTGTTCGTCAACAGCCAGGAGCTGAAGAATATCACCGAGAAGGTGCTGTCCTCCGGCACCGGGCCGCTGCTGCAGTACCGGCAGGACCCGGACGGCGGCGGCTACCAGCTCGACGCCGGCGGCATGATCTCCACCTACTACAACCCGTTCCTGCTCGACGGC